GGTATTAGTTCTGTTACTTTAGTCATTATCATCATCTTCCATATAATTGCGCGAGAGGGCTTCTATGTTAAAGATGCTGGACTCAAGCCCCCGTATCAGTCCAGTAACTTCCTTATACTGGGCAAAGTCTTTTGGACCCCCAGAAGTAAGAAATGCAGTTGCGTTAACTTTTTCAGCTTCGATCTTTTCTTTAAGCACGTCAAAGACGGTTTTTGCCATTATTGTTCCCTATTTTTGTTGTTCTGCATTGTCTTTATTCTTTCCAGATCAATTTGCGAATTAGACGCTCGTCTATCTGCTGCCATCTTTACGCCATCTCTTTGTGCATTCATCTTTAACTCTTGTTCTTCAAGTTCTAATTTTTTAGTGTCTATCATAACATCTGCTTGATCTTTTTGAGTCTTACGTTGCACTTCTTGTTGTTTAATCTGTACCTCTTGTTGTTTAATCTGCATCAATGGATCTTGCGCTTGTTCTTGCGCTTGTTGTTGCGCCGCTTGTTTTTGATGCTCTTGAGAAAGTTGTGCGCTTGCAGTAGCGACCATCCTAGCTAGATTAATCTCAACCTCTTCAGGTAACTCAGCGTTAGGTGCGGGTAGATTAACACCAACACGTTCTTCAATATCTTTACGGTACTGGAACCCAAGGTGTTCAGCAATATGCGCTTGTAATGAAGCCATAATCTGCTGTGCCTGCGGATTCTGCCCGATAGTTTGTGCAATCATTGGATCTTGCATAAACGATACATGTGTAGCGATGTGAGCTTCATGGTCTTGGTAGATAAACGCTTTCATCGGTGTGCCAACCAAAGCTGCCATGTTCTCACTTATAGGATCTACAGGTTTCATGTCGTCTTTAATCGGTACAAGTTTATCTGCATTTTTAACCCCCAACACTTCTATCATTTGCCTGTGGAGCTGGGGTAGGTCGTATATTTGCGGTGCTTGTTGCGACATCTGTAAGATGGCTTGGTACTGTACAACACGTTGCGCCATAGTAGAGCTGTTAGGGTCGCTAACTGGTATCACATCAATCATCATGTAATCAGACTGACGTGCGCCTACCTCACCTCTAGCTGGTTGATAGGCATACTCCATCGGTGCGTACTCGGCCATCAATAGTTTTAGAAGTTTAAACTCTTGCTTCATCGCATAATGCACGCGAGCCTGTACTGCTGCCATAGGTTTTAGTGTGCGCTCCAAGAGTGCGAGTGTTGTACCCACAGGAGCATTAGCAGACATATCTGAGATGTTCATGTCACTAATAGCGCCAAGCCTACGGCCTTCCTGTGTAATCTTATCTAGGAGTGCAAGTAGCGTCTGGCTTGGTTCTTTGTACGGTAGAGGCATGATGTTATCACGGATACTACCTGACGGTACATCTACGTCTTTAAACTCTCCTGGTTCTATCGGTGAATCATCACCCTTGATACGCAACCCACGAGACTTTAACCCTCCGGGGAGATTCGAAAGAGTTCCAGCGTCAACAAGCTGTCGTATCAAGGATGTACCCGCCCTAGCATACCCACCAATTATGTGAATAAGCCCCAGCCCATAGAACCCAAATCCAGGTACATATACATAATGTACGAAGTGCTGACGTTTGAGGTTTAAATCGTCATCTGGGTTCCAATTCCTACGTATTGCTAATATTTCGTTAGAGCCACGCTCTAGTGTTACAACATATGGTTTAGCAATATCATCGTCAGAATCACCACTCTCATCAATTATAAGATCGGCGTGTACTTCATAGACGGTGTAACGATCATCATCGGTGAGGGAATACCCACCTTCTTCAGCCTTGCGCTCTTCTATATCAGTATGAAACGCTTGAGGCTCTCCAAGATCTACTTCACGGTAAAACCCGTTAGCTTGTAGTTTCTTTAACTCATTCTTAGTTTTACGCATAACATGGGTTACACGCTCTGCTGTTTCTATATGTGACGCTCCGTAAGGCACGATAACGTCTTCTGCAGGTATATATACTGCAACCTGCCGACCCATAGTGGAGTCGTAATATACTTTCTTAAACGCCGACCCTGCTAGGCCAAGACTATACAGCAATCTCTCATGTTCTGGTCTATACTCGACCATGTTCTCTGTAAGTTCGTAATTCATGTCAGCTTTAACACGAGCAGCCGCTTCTTCTTTTTCTTTAGTCTCGTCACCTAATATCTTAGTTTTAACAGGTCCAGAGGAGGGAAACGTCTCCGACATTGTTTCTGCTTGGAAACGTATTGCTGCTTCTGCAAGTACCGTGGAGTACACGCCACACGCGCCTTGCCAAGGCTCTGTACGCTCTTCATACTTAAACCCTAGTACGTCTAATCCTTTTACAAACGTATCTGCCCAGTCCTTACGGCTATCTACATCAGACTCAATATTACCCGTAATATCATCAGCTAGTTTACTAAGTATATCTTCGTCTAATACTTCAGCTAAGTTCTCGTCAAACTCACCTTCTCCTGCGCTTTTACCGTCTGGTTCAATAGTAATCTCCATACTACCATCAGCTAGTGTAACGCTTTCAGGGTTTACAATTTCAATTTCTAGTTCAGAGGAATCTTCTTCCTCACCTATACCTACGGGGGCTTGGTACAATCCTTTTTCAATAACCATTAGTAAAATCCACTTCCTCTGCGTTTAAAGTACCGAACCTCGTCAGGCTCGTCATTTGGTAGTCTTATAAATCCACCCTGTCTAAAGCGCATCAGGGCCATTACGGTAGAGTCAACAAGGTCATCATGGCTCATAAACGGAAATCCTGCAATCTCTTCTATTACTTCTTCTGCCCAACGTGTCTCTGGAATCCAACATAGTCCAGACGCTACAATGTCCGTTACAGAGTTTAAACGCGCCAATTTGTCACCAGACCCTCTGTGTGGTGTGTATTCTTGTACAGGTAACCCCATACGTCTCATTTCTTGGTATAGTGCTGTACCTGAACTTTTTTTCTCCACAATGAACGCGTCTGGGTCCCATTCACTATATTCTTCCATAGCTAATTGTTTTAACTCTGGAAACTCCATACGCTTTTTTATACTGTTTAGCAAAATAATATTGTAATTATCTACTTCTTCGTTCAAAAACACACCCCAAGTTGTCAACGCAGTGTAATCTGCGCGGTTGTGTGTCTCTGCTGCCGCATCTAAAGACATAATAACGTATTCACATGAGGGCGGGTCTTCTTTCTGCCAAATATTCCACCATTCACGTTTAACAAGTGCGGCTTCTTCAGCGGTGGGTTGTTGTTGGTACTGCGCGTTCCATTGGTACACAGGCATAGAAGCTTTAGTACGTAATAACGCGTCCAGGTCAAAAAACTCAGGCCATAAGGGTTTTTGTGTAGATTTTTTAGTTTTATCGTCTATAGTGTCCAAAATAGCGGGAAATTCTACCACATCATACTGATCTGAGCGTTCATTCTGCCCCATATCTCGTACAACACGCCCTGTCAGGTCATCCATGTGCCAACGTGTTTGTATTATGGCAACGCTACCTCTAGGCATAAGTCGAGTACGGGCTCCGAAGGTAAACCACTCGTAGGCTTTCTCGAACACTTCAAAATTTCCGTTAATGACATCTTGTTCAGAATGGGGGTCATCAATGAGCAGGAGGTCAGCACCCCTACCAGCAATAGAAGACCCAATACCGCACGCATAATACTCACCTCCAGAGTTTGTGTTCCATCGACCCGCTGACTTAGAGTCCGATGCTAATTTAACTGTAGGAAATATAGACCTATAATCATCTGTGGCGATTAAATTCCGTACTTTACGTCCAAAATCTACCGCTAAGTCAGTCGTGTGAGATACCATCATCACTTTTTTGTTAGGATTCCGTCCTAAATACCACGCTGGGAAGAAAATAGACACAAGTTGGGATTTCCCGTGGCGTGGTGGTATGTTTACACAGATACGGTCTTTCTTTCCCTCCTCAATATCCATTAACATGTTAGCCAGTAGCCTGTGGTGCTTACCAACTATGTAATCAGACTGCATACGCTTACAAAACTCTATTAAATCATCGTATGCGGCTTGGTTTGTACGGCGGGTAGTTAATTCTTCGACCATACGGTCGATCTCAGCTACTTCGTCAGAGGTATATTGATCTAAATTATCTAACATTTGCTGAATTTCAGTTTCAGAGAAGTCTAGAACAGGTTTATTCACTGCTTAAACCCAATTCTGCGTCTACATTCAACGCTTCCCCATCAATAATGATTGCGGTATCAATTTCTTCTATAGGGTTTGCTAATTTTGCCAGCTTAGAACGTAATTTCTCTCGTAAATCATCTGTAGATTGATGTGTTATAGTAACTTCGGACTTCTCTGCGAACAATCCTACGTCTGAAATCTTACCTAGAAGCTCTAATGCACGTATTCGTACACGAGGATCAGGGTTGTCGGTCTCTAACAGTAACTTGTTTGTTACAAGATGGCGTACCTGTATTGCATTTTCAACTACAGAATGACCAAACTCTTGTATAATACTGTTTGTAAGGAGCAGTGATGCGGGCGTTAACGTAGCTATTCTACTACTTGTAATTTTTTTGGACGTTTTTCCAGGGTCACTCGCGTAAGCGTTAACAATTTTGGCTGCAGTTTCTTTATCTTCTGTGGTTGGTTTTACATTCAACCCGTGTTCTGCGAGTTCTGTTGCAGTGTTAGCTGCTGACTCCATACGATCCTTTAGATCTACAGGCGGTGGAGACTCTGATAGTTTTACATTCAGTTCAGGTTCTACTGTTATGGTCATTTCTACATCGCAGGTTGTTAGCCGTAAACGTGTTATAGGACGAAAAAAAATTTTACACAAGCCTTTTGAAATTTGTAGGGGGGGTGTCT